GGTTGTTGCCGGAGGCGGCGCTCGAAAACGCCGACGACTACTTCCACCAGCAAGTGCTCATGTACCACGACTCGATGCGCATGGCGACCGCATCACGTTCACCCAGACCACGCAAACGAGGCTTCCAGAAAAGGCGCGTCAGAGGCGATTACCTCGGCCGGGAGTATGCGTACAACAAGGATTACCTCGAAGCAGAAGGCGCCTGGATGCGCGACGTGGCCGTCGAGGTGCGCAAGGCCGAACTGCGCCGGCAGTATCTAGAGCCGGGCAACCTGGCGCCACAACTGAAAGCGGACGCCAAGACACGGAATGAAGCGGGCGAGGAAACGGACTGGAAAGAGCTGATCCCCGACACGCATGATATTTGGCAGCCCAAGCCGGGCCGCGTTCTCTATCAGGCATTCAGTATTCCCGATCGGATTGCCGAGGGACTCATGGCCGGCGAATTGGAGGGGCTGGACCCGGAGGTAATCAAGACGGTGCTCGCCGTCGGGGGGCCGAACAGGCAAATGGTGCTCCCCAAGCCGGTCGTCGACCAACTGCGACTCGTGGAGCGCCAATCCAAGCAGCACAATATCGTCGACCGGGTCATCGTCCGCGCACTGGATTTGTGGAAGCAGTATATTCTGCTGAACCCCAAGCGATGGGTCGCCTATAACCTGCGCAACGCGACGGGTGACATCGACCCGGTGATCGGCGGGGCGATGAAGGTGTTTCCAGAAGTGCCCGGCGCCGCGAAGGACCTGTGGGACTACTACCGAGGAAAGATCGCCATTACGCCTGAGATTCGGGCCTCACGCGACCAGGGTGTGATTACTTCGTCCATGTCGGAAGCGGAGATACCGGACGTCAAGGATTTGCCCGTCTTCCGTCGTTTCTATGATAACAAGATCGATCCGGTCAAGATTCCGTTGAATGTCTTGCGGACCTACTTCCGGGCGGCGCGAAACGCGAGCGTATTCCGCGAGAACTTGATGAGGCACGCCTCGTTCCTGCGATTCAGGAAAGCGCTGGCCGATGGCGGGCCGCTCCTCCATTACGCCGCCTCCATACCGAAAACCGTCGAAGCGCTGCGCAAGGAGATTGGCGTAGACGCCGCCGCCGGCAAGATGGCGCGTGATCTCCTGGGTGATTATGGTAACACGACGGAGCTGGGCACTTGGTTCAGTGCTCACGTCTGGCCGTTCTGGCGATTTCAGGAAGTGAACATGAAGCGCGCCTACCGCATGGCCGCCAACGCCATTCAGGCAGGCGAGTTCAAACGGGTAGGACCGGTGGCGCTCACGGCTGTGCTGCGTGCCGTGCTGACCGTTCGCCTTGCGTCTCTCTACGCGCTCGTGTGGGCGTGGAATCACTTTCGCCACCCGGAACAAGAGGAGCAGCTGAGCCCATGGCAGCGACAGAACCCGCACCTAAACCTGGGGGTCAATGACGACGGGACTTCGCGGGTGTTCAACAACTTCGGATCGTTCGGTGAGTTCCTGGAGTGGTTCGGAATCAACAGCCTGATCGACCTGATTGACGATGTCGAGTCCGGCCAAATGTCGCCGGCGGACGTGGCAAAGGTCATGGGTAAGGACGTTCTGAACAAGCTCGTGCAAGGCGTTCGACCGGACGTTAAAGCGGTGGTCGAGACGGCGACCGGCGAAAGCCTGTTCCCCGACGTGACCTCGCCGCGCATGCAGCCGCGCGATGAGCTGTTCGCCAACATTTTCGGTCTTGCGGATGAAATGAAAGCCGTCAGGGGTAAGGTCATGGATACGGGCGAGCGCCTTCGTCCGCATTATTTGCAACGAATGCTCCTGTCCGTCACGGACAACAGGCAGAACGCACTCAATGAAATCTATTCGTTGCGTGCCCGGTTCCTCAAAAGCAAGGGCCGCGAAGATGTCGGCGTGTACCCGCCGTCCAAAATCAGGACGATGAAGCTGGCGGCCGTCAATGACGACTATGAGGCGTTCCTGGAGGCCCGCAAGGTATACACAAAAGAGGGTGGGACCAGGAGGAAGTTCCATGCGAGCCTTGATCATCTGGACCCGATCGCGGCCAAATTGAATCGCGAGCTCGAACGTGAGTTCGAGCACGAGTTTCTCGACGGCGATCAGCGGAAGCGGCTGAAGGTAGCCAGAGACTACGCAAAGGAAATTGAATCGCGACTCGCGCTTTGGTGGCGTCGCGCAGAAGGAGTCAAAGGTCCAAAGTCATAAGGAGTCGAAGGTCGAAGGTCGGAAGAGTCGAAAGTCGAAAGTCGAATGTCGAAAGTCGGGACCTTGGACCTTGGACTTTTGACCTTCGACATTTGACCTTCGACATTTGACCTTCGACACGTTTCAATGAATCCCGATCTCATATTGCCGGACGGGCGTTATTTGCAGGAAGCCGTCAACTACGTCTACAGGAAGATTCCGTATGACGAGAAGATGACGACGCTGCGCGAGTTCAAGCGGACGGAGCGCAAGCTGGGGCTGTCGCGCGATCATGCCCGTTACTACGTGCTCAGCGGCGGCAAGATGCCGCCCGTGCCGGAAGAGGAAGAGGTGCTCGTTCCCACTGGACCTGAACCGGGACAACGGGACGATCTCAACGCCTCGCGTAGTGAAATGGAGTACGTGGCGCGGGGGCTGTCGATCGACTTTCCGCGCGATTCGAGAAAGCCGCACCTGTGGGAGTTGATCGGGTTTCTACGCGCTAGTAAGGTCGCGCGAGATTACTTCTGGATGCGGTACATGGACGCCGTGTCCGATCCGCGCGGGCACTTCAGGGATAAGAAGGGCAGCCAGAGTTCGGATGTTTCATTGGACGACGTGGTGAACCGGAGTGGCTGATTTCCCGAACAGCTTCGAGGATCTGATCAAGTCGGACCCGCCGGACATGGACGAGCGGTTCCCGTTCGCCCGGTACGTGCCGCAAGACCGGGCCGAGAATCTCGAGTTCCGCGAATGGCTGCATGATCGCGGATTCGTATCCGGGCGGGAACGAAGCCTTATCACCCAGGCGTGTGCCCGCGATATGCTGTTCTTCATCAGTGCTTTCTTGCGCATCAAACAGGAATCGCCCTTTCCTGCTGATCTGCCGTTCATTCCATGGGATACGCAGCGCGACTACCTGGAGCTCCTCTACGACACACGCAAGGCCGTCATGGACGACCCGGAAGGGTTGACGCGCGGGGACGTCGGCACAGACAAGCCGCGTTGGCACGGCTGGTCGTGGCTCAATCTGGCAGAAGGACTGCATGTTGCGATGTTCACGCCCGGATCGACCGGCCTGATAGGAAGCCGGGAAGAGAACGACGTAGACAAGACGGGATCGAGCAAGTCGCTTTTCTGGAAGCTGGATTATTTCATTGAGCACTTGCCGCGATGGATGGTGCCGGATTGCTATTGGAGCCGCACCAGGGGATATCCGACCCCGTCCAAGGCATACCGAAGCAAGCTGAAGTTCCACTTCCCGGACAAGGGGACCATGCTGGGCGGCGCGACGCACGAGAACTTTGGCCGATCGGGCCGGTACGCCTGGATGATGCTGGACGAGTTTTCGCACGTCGATCGGGGGCAGCTCGGCATGGGTGACAAGATTTGGACCAGTACGACAAGCACCTGTTTACTGCGTCGCGTACTGAGCACTCCGTTCGGGAAGTCCAATAAGTTCGCCAAGCTGCGGTTCAGCGGCGATATCCAGTGGTTCACCACCTTCTGGTTCGACGATCCCGTCAAGCGCAACAAAGGCTACAAGCTGACATACGACATGGACGTCGGCCCCGTCCGCCTGCACCGAGGAGATCTGTGGTCGCCCTGGTGCGAATCGGCCCGCAAGGCGATGAACGATGACCGGCTGTTCGCACAGGAAATCCTGCTCAGCTACGAAGGAACAGAGAGCCTGTACTTCGAGGCCAGCCTGACGATCATCAAGAGCAAGCAGGTCGCCAAGCCCGTCTGGATCGGAAACGTGAAGATCGGCGATAACGCCCGTATCGCGTCGCTCGAAGGGGACGAGAGCGGGTTCTTGAAACTATGGGAACCGTTCGGCGATGGGCACACTTGGAAGCGCGGGGTCTACGTGAGCGGGGTAGACGTGGCCAGTGGGTCGCGGGACAAAGAGGGGCGCGGGGCTTCGAACAGCGTCTCGGCCATCGGCAGGCTCGAAGGCGAGAAGCTCGTCAAGATTGCGGAGTACGCCACCCACGGGCTCATGCCCTGGATCTTTGCGCGAATCGTCCACGCGCTGGGCTGGTGCTTTTTGACCGAACGAGGTCTGCCGGCGTACCAAGTCGTCGAATCCAACGGTCCGGGCGACTACGTGATTTCCGAATTGCTCTACAAGTACGGCTATCCGAATTACTACCTTGACCCCAATTCGAGGGGTGAGAAAGCCGGTTTCCACATGCAGATAGTCCGGGGCAAGAACTCAGCCGGCGATCTGTCCGGCAGCAAGATCGACTCATTCGAAGAGCACCGGCGGTGGCTGGCCGAGGGGCTGTACGAAGAGCCGTCATTTGACACCTACCGGGAGATGGAACAGTATCAGTACTCGCCTGACGCCGGACCGTATCATGTTCAGGAAAAGAACACGCTCGATACCGGGCAAGCGCGGAGCAACCATGGCGACTTCGTGGTAGCCACGACTATGATGATCTGGGGGGCGCGAACGCTCCTGAAAGACATGCGCAAGGGGATCAAAGACGCGCCGCCGCCACCGGGAACACTCGCCTGGCATATCCGAGACCGTAAGCGCAACGCCGCGGGGGCCTGGCGATGACCCCGGCCATTCACTCGAAGAACAGGCTGCAAGATCGAGTCGACACCTGCTGGGTCGACATCGAAGGCCATCGGCTGGCACGGCGCGAGATATTCAAGGCGTACATCGGTGACAACTACGGTTTGTCTCCGAGCGGTCAGAATCGGGTCGCACTCAACGGCCACGCACTCTACGCCCGGTCGCTGCTGCTCTATCTGGCGGCCCATCAGCCCGGACTTCTGATCAATACCGATGTTGGGCCGTGGAAGAAGTACATGGAGGCCGTTCGCTTCCAGACGGCGAACGTGATGCGCAGTCAGCGGTTCGGATTCAAGCAGCAACGGTGGGTGCTCGATGCCCTGCTTTACTCGCCGGGCATTCTGAAGGTGGCCCAGGAATGGCACACCGTTCCGACGGGCGAAGAGGGCGACAATACATCCGTTCTACAGACATTCGTCTCCAATGTCGACACATCGGATCACGTCTACGACACAGGAGGGAGCAGCGTCTACGACACGGATTTCGCAGGCCACCGCTTCCGCCCCAAGGTCGAGGATATCCTGGCCAACCCGATGTTTGCCAAGGTCGACCGTGACGAACTTATGAGCCTGAGCGGCAGCGGCATCGGCACGGACGACGATCGGCTGTTCTTCGAGAAGGACGACCGCATGGAGGAGTATTATCCGAAAGTTCCATGCTATGAGATTTACGATCGATGCACGGACCGACTTAAAATATGGCCGGTGGACCGCCCGAGCCTGATGCTCTACGACGAGCCGTGGGAAGGCCGTAAGGATGGCCCGTTGCTCTACCTGGATTTCCTCGACGTGCCCAACCACGTTGTCGGGCTGAGCCCGCTTTGCATCCTGCACAATCTGATCGAGGCGACGAATCGCGCCCTGACCAAAACGATCCAGCAGACCGATTCGGCCAAGAACATCTTCACGTTCACGTCCGGTGACCCGGACGAGGCGGAAACACTCATGGAATCGCGCGACGGGTGGGGCGTCTGGAAGCACGGCGGCGGATTGCAGGAAGTCCTCAACGTCCCCGGACCGGACGCGCGGACCATGGCCATGGTCCCCTACCTGAGGGAGCTCTACAACTGGCTCGGCGGGAACATCAACGAGCTGGCCGGTCTCGGTGTTTCGGCGCCGACGGCGACCCAGGGCAAACTGATGGCCGAGGCGGCGTCCGGCATGGTCAAATTCATGCAGGCCCGCACGCACGAAGCGGTACGAAGCGCCGTCGAGGCCATGGTCCACAACGAACTACAGGATCAGGTCAACACCGAAGTCATGCCGGTTTCACTGGCGGACGGGTCAACCTACTGGCGACGGTTCACGCCCGAGCAGCGAAACGCCATTGACGCGATTTTGATCAATATCGACATCGACGTGCATTCCATGCGCTACCGAAGCCCGGAAGATCGAATGAACGGATTGCGCGAGTGGTGGAACACGTTCGCCCTTCCCGGCTATCAGATATGGAAGTCTCAGGGTGGCGAATACGACATGCAGGCGCTGAACCGCATCTGGGCTGAATACGAGGACCTGCCGGAGATCAGGGAGATAGCGATTGACTCGATGCAGCCGGGCGCCGAGCAAGTGGCAGGTTCCGACAGCCCGGTGCCGCTGAAACAGAGTCCGGTTACGAGCCGAACGAATATCAGGATGGATCGCGGTGGCGGTCCCGGGCCGATGGGCGGTGAGATGGCGCAAACCCTATTGGGTATGGAGGCAGGATGACGAAGATGAACTTTGACGGCCCGGTGGAGGTCACACCGGAACTTATGATGGCGCTCTGGGACTCCATGCCTGAATCGGGGCAGTCGGGCGTGTCCCAGCTATACTTTTCCCGATACGTTTCCGGCCCGATCTCCGATCAGGCGCTTGTCGCGGGCGCTAAGGTTATTTTCGAGAAGCTGAAACTGTCGGCGACTACCGTCAAGAAGCTGCGCGACGCCGTTGGTGTCCGGTGCGAGGCACTTGTTTCCGGGATGAACGAAGCGCAGGCCAAGTCGGTTATGGCTGACGAGCTGCGCAAGGAAATGATCCGCTTGGCGGCGGCTAAGGCGGCTGAATTGGTGGCCATGATCGGATTGGATGACGTGCGGGCCATGGTGATCGAGGCGTCCCGGAAGCCCGTTGTGGAGCTGGCACACCGCTACTTCTTCAACGTCCCGGAGGGCCAGAAACGCATGTTGGCCATGATCGACGAGGTGATCCGGGAGGAGTCTGAAGTAATCCGTGACCAGATTCGGGCCGAACTGCGTGCGGCGGCGACGCCGGCCATGCAGCGGCGGCTGGAGGAGCAGGGGATTGCTTTCGACGAGCAAACGAGTATAGAATCAGGCCATGGAGCCACTGTCGGAACATCAGGATCACCACAGAATTCTGTCGGCGTTCGTTAGAGCGTGCAATAGCGAACTGGAAAGACGCGGGTTCGAGTGCGCCGAGGTGTGGGTCATGGCGAGCCTGATCGGCGAGGCGATCATGCACCGCGCGTTTCCGACGACCGGAAAGAAGAAGAACGGTGAGGTGGTGGTCATCTCCCTTCAGGTGCGATTGCCCCTGCCGTGGCTGAACGACGAGCTGGTGGAAGCGGCTGAGATCGTTTCCGGCGCCTTGGCGCAAAGCGAGCTGACGAGTCTACAGATTTGCAGCCAACATCGGATACTGCGGGTTCCGTTCGCACGCTATCTGGAGAGCCGGTCGTCGATCGTGGAACAATCCAATGGTCGCCAGCATGATAGGCTGAGGATTGCGACGGACTAAGCAGAGGTCGAAATGGGTCGAAGGTCGAAGGTCGAAGGTCGAAATGGGTCGAAGGTCTTAAGGTCGAAGGTCATAAGGTCGGGACTTTCGACTTTCGACTTTTGACCTTCGACATTTGACGTGGAACGATGCCTGCGACAGGGCCGCTACGATGTTCGCGGAAGGAAACCAATGATGTCGTCTTTTTTGTTTAGCGCATTCACATTTGACCCCAAAAGCCCAAAAGGGATAGTGGAGCAAGCGTTGGACTACGAGTGTAGTCCGCAGGGTAGACGCGCATCTGCCAAGCGAGTCAAAAGAATCAGGGAGTATTTTAATTCTCGGCAATTCCCGGCGGCGGCGGCTATATTGAAAAGGAAGCGAGCGACTGAAAAACAATAATCCGGGCTAGGGCGATTGCGGGATAGCTACTCGCCATCGCTTGATGCAGATTCAGGGCGGTAGTGTGGTGCCACACCATCACGCGACCGCCCTTTTTTTGCGCCCGGAGATTTTAGACGACCAAAGGAGTCAAACGTCGAAGGACAAAGGAGTCGAAGGTCGAAATGGGTCGCAGGTCAAAGGTCAAAGGTCAAAGGTCGGGACTTTCGACTTTCGACTTTTGACTTTGGACCCATTTCGACCCATTTCGACCTTCGACCTGAAATGCGATGTGCGAGCAGTTTGGAGCTTTTTGTTTGCTGTGCAAGCGAGGGGTGTCCCTTAAGGATCACCCGGCGAGGACGAAGAAGTCGCGCAACGAAG